AGAGATTGACCCCAACCATGACGTGTATGTTGGTCCGATTGGTATGTGGATGCCGTGGGATCCCGAGGCGTATAAGACCGGTCGCGTAGAATATATGGAGGAGGAACTTAACAAGCTAATGAGCGAAAAGAACAAGAATGAGTCAAATGCCAAGTCCACATTTGAGCAACGTGTCAAGGAGACAAAACAGAAGGCAATTGAAGAGAATATCAAGTCCGCCGAAAAGTCCGGTAATACCTTGACGCAGACAATTGACGACCAGGGTAATTTGGTCGGCGTCAATAACGCAAACACGCAGGAGTTTGCTCTCAAGGAGAACGAGAATATCTCTACCGCGGACATTTGTATGGAATTATTTGACGGAGAGAATATTGTAGCGGGAAAAACCGACAACGGAGCTAGTCAATTAGTCAGCGGTCCTTTTGCTGGCAAGAAGGCTTAAACTTAATCCCGTTATCCAACGCATAAACACTATAAAATAATATTGTTGACTACTTATATTATTTTACATCTACCAATCTACTATTCTACCAATCTACCAATCTACTATTCTACCAATCTACCAATCTACCAATCTACCAATCTACCAATCTACCAATCTACCAATCTACTATTCTACCATTTAGTTGACTTCTTAACGCTAATTTTAGGTCCACCCCCGCGCTTTTTAACCGCACTCGGGTCATATTGCTCCTCTTCGTCTTCATCTTTAAGACCCTTGGACAATTCCCAGAATTCCTTGGACCCCAATCTAAAATCGCCATGATTATCGGCCTTATACCAAAAAACCTGATCGTGTAATTTGTTTGATTTGGAATTATTATTTATTACAAGACACTCATAGTTTTCGGTACATTGGTCCATAACCTGGCAAAAGCTCTCAAACGTAGGGAACATACCAGCATAGTTCTCATATATTCGCTTTCTATTGGCAATATAGTTCTCTCTAAGAATAAAAACATAATCAATATTTGTACGAAGAGTTGGCGGAATACCAAGAGGGTACTGCATAGTTATCACCAACATTACCTTCCAATGACGACCGTTCATGAACAGTAAGCGCATCATCTTATCTCGTGTCCAGGTCGCATCATACAAGCAATCATCTAAAATCACAAATGCGCGAGGGTCAATGGTGCTGCGTTTATACGTTTCCATTTCCTTCTTGATCTGTTTAAGAACTGTCCGCTGTCTTTTCAATATATTTTCAATAATGGCAGTATTGTACTCATTATGAACAAACAATTTTGGGACCATCTTTGCATAAAACCCGTTGCCCTCTTCTGTGCCGGAAATAACAGTCCCTATGGGTATTTCCTGCTGATAATACAGCAAATCTCTTACTAAAAATGATTTGCCTGTATCTCTCTTGCCGATCAAAACCACCACCGGCCCCTTATTTTCATTTGGTTTGAAACTAATACTTTTCATATCAAACTTTTTCAACTCCAGTGTCATTTTAAATAATTTAGAAATTAAAATTTATTCTTTTAAACGAATGTTAGGTGTATATAGTCAGTTGGCCCAATTTAGCCAATGTAAGCCGCCAGTTTAGAATACTAGGCTTGCCAACCCTTAATATTACAGTTGCTGCTAGCAATTAACGTGTAATTAGAGTCTGTAATTAAGCGATACAATAAAAGGTAATAATAAGTTAAAAAGACATATAATTTATATATTAAATAGCTAAAGTATGTTGGTTAACTATCAAAAGCGAAAAAATGCCGAACTCTTTAAAAGTTTAGAGTCTGAGAGTTCTTTGTTTATCTCTACAGCACAGAATTATATCCCCGTTTATCAGAGATTCTTTTCCTTAAATGATACCAACTTTAACAATATTAATCTAAACCACAGATGGCATGTTTCAGGTGTAAACGGCTCAGATAGGGACGACCATCATATATTTAACTGCAAACTTAAGCACGCGACAAGTGGCAAAACTAAAGATAAGGATGTATTTGTAAAAATGGCCCCATTGTTGGACCCATACAAGTACTTAATTGGTAAATACGATGTTACAGACGACAAGTTGTTTGCGCTACCCCAGCTAACTTCAACTCCGGCAGATTGTAACGCAAAGTTTCTTGACCCCAACAACGCGGCATATGTTGACGGATTATTTGTATTCTTAACTAGCAATTTAATGAGTGCGCATAACTTTCCACACGGCGTGGACTACTACGGATCATTTTTAGGCATAAAGAACAACTTTACTATCAACGTGTTTGATGACATTGAATACTTGAATAACTCCGAATTCTTCAATAAAAACAAGAATAAACTGTTTAAAATTGACGACTATGAGCATTTGTTTAAAAACGAAACACAGAAGCTCAACCCAATTACTATTGAGCACAATACAAGCGCTCGCTCACAAATGTCCATTGCTTCATTTGATAATAAAATATTTGACGGCGTTTTTGAAGAAAATACGATGAACTTGAACGACCTAAAGGACCTATCGGCCGATTTGTGCGACTTGGTTGATTTAACAAACGCGGACTCGTTTGGCAACACTGATGCCAAACAAATAACGTTAAAATCCAACTCAACGTGCTCGTCAAGATCGTCGCATACTGAGAACGAGGACATTGCTCACGATGAAACAGGCACAGATGACAACGCGCCAGATGACGTGAGCGGTGGCGATGATGATACCGAGTGGGAAGACGACGCGTCCGGCTCTGGAAGCGGTTCGTATGAAGAAGAGCAAATCTGCGCCACAATTGAAAAATTCCCCGTTCAAATTATATGCATGGAAAATTGTGAGGATACATTTGACAATTTAATTCTGAATAACGAGCTCACGTCGCAGGAGTGGCATTCGGCGCTTATGCAAGTAATTATGATGTTGATAACATACCAGAAGGCATTCGGGTTAACACACAACGATCTTCATTCCAACAACATCATGTACAATCACACCGACAAAAAGTTTATTTCCTATTGCTACAAAAAGAAATACTACAAGGTGCCAACTTTCGGCCGCATATTTAAGATTATTGATTTTGGTAGAAGTATTTATAAATACGACGGTAAGCTCTTTTGCAGCGACAGTTTTCAAATAGGAGGCGATGCTGCGACACAATATAACACGGAGCCATATCTCAACGAAAAGAAGCCGAGATTAGAGCCAAACTTCAGCTTTGATTTGTGCCGCCTCGCATGCTCTATATTTGATTACGTTATTGATGATGTGGATGACATTCGGCTGATTAAAAAATGCAAGGACCCAGTCAAAAGATTGATTCTTGAATGGTGTTTAGACGACAAGGGCATAAATATGTTATATAAAAATGATGGAACCGACCGCTATCCGGAGTTCAAATTATATAAAATGATCGCAAGATGCGTGCATAATCATACACCCCAGGGCCAGTTAGATCGCCCAGAGTTTAACGCGTTTTCCGAGTTTAAGGGAGAGATTCCATCGGAAGTGATAGATATTGATACTATTCCGTCATATATGTAATAAGTACGGACAATTATATTTTTGTTGGCACTTCATAATACAAAAAAATCTTTGTATATATTATGAAGTATAATATGACCTCATTTGGGTTTATAATTACAAGACACGTAAACTCTGAAAATACAAACAAATATTGGAACCACTCTGTAAAACTGATAAGGACAATATATCCACGCGTAAAAATTGTTATTATAGATGATAATAGTAACCAATCGTTTGTAAAGGCCGACTTTAATTACAAGAACATTGAAATAGTACAGTCAGAGTTTCCGGGTCGCGGAGAACTGCTGCCCTACTATTACTATATTAGAAACAAGTATTTTGACAATGCGATAATAATGCATGACAGCGTTTTTATTCATAAAAGAATAAATTTTGAAGTCTTGCGAGGTGAAAAAGTAATGCCGTTGTGGGTGTTTGACCAGGATGCCGAAAATCTTAATAACACACTCAGCATTACCAAGAATCTGAACTATAATTATGATATTAACAAGGCATTATGTATAAAAGACCCCAAAACGCTTGTATTAGAAATGCCGCGAGATAAGTGGTATGGGTGTTTTGGATGTCAAACATATATAAACCATAATTTTTTGGTAAAACTAGATAAGAGGTACAACATATCGGCATTAGTTGACACGGTTAAATCACGACCAGATAGATGCTGTCTAGAGAGAATACTTGGCTGTTTATTCAGCAGAGAAAACCCACGCGTTGGTATAAATCAGGGGCTGTTTGGGAGCATATTCAAGCACTATAGAGGATTTGAATACACGTTTGACGCGTACATGGACGATTTAAAAAACGGCCGCTTACCGGCGTGTGCGGTGAAGGTGTGGACGGGTCGTTAAATTGTGGGAGGGCGATGGGTTGGATTATTTATTATATAATGACAATTATTCATTATATAATGTAGTTCTAGGGATGGGTTTCAGGTGGGTATAAACTTTGTACAACTCTGATTCGCAAATCTGGCGGTAACTGTGGCGGCGTAGAATAGAAAACTTGGTTTTGCTTTGAGGCCAATCCGTGTATTGCGGTATCGTCTGCTTCTACAATTATGTTAGTTAGCAGATGTATTGCCCGTTGAAATTTTTCTAAAAACCAATCACATTGCTCAATAGTTATCGGCGCGCCGTTGAACGTTATCGTTATCGCCCCATAATGCTGAACATATGCTATAGTGCCAAACGGCGTATTGTTGCGCATTGGTTTAAGAGAGTTTATATACCCGGCATTTGCGAGTTGCTCCCTAAGAAATAAATATTTCGCATAAAAATACAGTTTTTCGGTTAACATAAGATGAACGTTCTGAAATAGAAATCTAACGGGCAATTGTGCTCCTCCTCCAATAGGCACAAACCCTGAAATCTCTGACAGTCCATTATAGTACTGCATATCCTCCGCATAACCAAACGCAATATCCAAAATTGGGGAAAACGCTCCAGACGGGGGTTTTACACTTATTTTAACAATAGCATCATGTCCCACCGGGTTGGCGGTTTGGGGGGAACCAAGTAATATATCATAACCGTCGCTTACGATTTGTTTTAAAAACCATTGAACAATAGAACATGTGTTTTGAGCAAGGGCCCATGCAGCCCCTGGGTCAAATGCACCCCTGGCAGTCGTTTGGTTCTTTATAACTTTAAAATCCAAGTCTCTTACTGGAATCATCATCATCCTATCGTCAGGTAGTTGAGAACTTGCAAGTGCTATACCCAACCCACCCCTTGCTACTATTACAAATTGACTGCCGCTACTCTGTAGCTTGGATGATATTATCCCAAAAAGCATGAGGGCTGCGCACGTCATATTGTTGCATTCATTCCAAATTGCGATAGCATTGCCCTGCAATCTTTCTTTTAACCTGGCGAGATCATCGTCGGTTGTTACGAAATAAGAAATTCCGCCTATAACGTACTGAGTTCGTCCATTTTCCTTAGCTGCTGGTTCCGGGAGTTCAATTGGAACATATGGACTATTCTGAAATGCCGGGATTGAATCATTAACTTCTTTGCAAAGTAGAGCCCTTTTTTCGGAACTGCCACTGATAAGGTACTTCAATCTATTAACAATAGGTTCGCGCTCCTTCTTTGGAATAATCTTGTCCCAAAATGGGGATGGGTTATATGCGGCCGCAGGCTGCCCACCTCTCTTATATGTCTTATTCCGCTTACGCGCATTATTTGTCCTACGTGTATTATTTCTTTTACCCGTATTTGTCTTATTTGTCTTATTTGTCTTATTTTTCTTATTGGGTTTTATTTTCATTATAATATAACATAATAAAAATAAATTATTTAGAACCCCGGATTGTCTGTGAATACCGGAGTAGGTGTTGCGCCAACCGCGCCCCCATGCAGCAATGGGTCAATCTGACCTATTATAAAATACCCAGATACAACGCTAAAATAAACCAGAAGCGCATCACGAATTAATACCTTGAGTGGCTTACTCTCTCTCTCAATAAATCGCATTTCAATAAATTTAGTGATTAAAAATGTTACAGACACAACTGCCGCAATAATAAAAATATTGTTCATTTAAATAATTATAGCAGTTTCTTATTTGATTTTAACGCAATTATTCTAAAACCTCAATTTCATCCATCAATAGATCCGGCAACAATTCAAGCGCAGGTTCTTCAATACTATGAACGTCCAACGCGTCTAATGAAAATGACTGGTCTGAAATATGAAGTCTATCGGACATGTCTGGTGCGCTTTGTGCCTCCTCTTCTAGTCGCCGCTGCTGTGCTCGCTCCTCCAGTTGAGGAATAGATTTTGGCGCAACGATGCTTGTTATTGTACCATCATCTGTTCTAATAGAATCAATGTCATTAAAACTTAGACGACTTGATGGCATAGCCTGCGACTCAACAATAGATGCTCCGCCTTCAAGCGCCGGCTTAGAGTCAACAACCGGAGCACTCTGTTTAATAGGCTCATCAATAATCTGTTCGTGAACCTCCTCCACCACATCCTCTTCCACGGTCTCGTCCATATATGCCTTTAGAATTGCCTCCACGGGAATGCCTTCTCTTAAAGTATTCAATATACACTCTTGCACAATAATCTCTATTTCTCGGTGGTTCTTCTGAATTTGCAGGGGCATAACATTGACTTCAAATAAGTAGACATTCTTGTAAACCTTTCGCGCAATATTTACATATGTTTTGTGTATAAAATCGTCCAGTTTGGGAATATGAATATCAATTTTCTTTTGCTTCTGCCCCACACGCATAGCAGTAAGAATTTTCAACTGAATAATATGAACGCATGTTACCAAGTCTTCCAGATAATTGCACCCCGACTTCTCGCAAATTCGCTTCCGCTCGGTTTCAATTATTTGTGTGTTCCACTTGGGGATTCGCGATATTAAATTCTGAAACGTCATAAGGTACTTGTCGGGCTCCTTATTTTCCTTACACATCTTAATTGATTCGTCTAAAATAGACTTGTAGCCATCTACAAGCAACGGGGTTAAAATAGTAACTAAACGGGACCCCCACTCATTCTTCGATTCATGAAGAGCGCTAACATTAAAATCATCCATTTACATAAAACTAATATT